CGAAGTCTTTATCTTACTGGTGCCGAGGACCGGAATCGAACCGGTACGGATGTTTCCATCCGACGGATTTTAAGTCTTAAATTTCAAAAAACCGTTAAGCCTTATAATTTCTGACTACTACGGCATTAAGACCTTGTGTCTTCTATCCTCGTAGGTGTTTTGACTCCGTGTTTCGCCTTATACCTCCTTATAGTTTCTTCATCATAAGTAGTCAAAAAGTAGTCACATCAAAAAAGGAAGCACCGCCCACCAATTAAGGTGAAGTGGTGCTTCTATTCGTACTAAAACTCTGTGCGTAACTTAGTTCTGTTCTTATTTGTCCATTAACGACGTTAATGGAATCGCGTATCTCTTGTGCTAAGCTTTGCTCTTCCTTAACATGTTCAACAACCCTATCCTTATCTATATCCCTTATGTCTGTTTTATATAAGCACAGTAAGTCAAATAATTTTGACTGCATTGTGTTCACGATCGCTTTCATATCCTCTGATAAATATATCTCTGAATCTACTACAGCATTATGTAATTTATTAATCGCAAGCGTTGCAGCATGTTGATCATATATTCGAGTTAATTCGTTCAATCTCTTGACAACATCATTAGGATAAAGATCCCATATGCGAATAACTTGATCTTTATGATACTGTCCAAATTGATGTTCATCTAACCATTTTTCAGCTTCTTCTTTACTATATTTTGAAAAATCCGGCCTTTGTACAAGTCCTCTAAGACCTAAAACGTATGAAATAGCATTTAATAATAGCTTTCTAATTTCAATATACGCAAGGTACTTGTCTTTACCGTATAAGATGTAATCCTGCGAAAGACAATTCAATTTAAACTTAGCTTCTTCCGTTAGTATTTGTAGATTCTGCTCATGGTTCTTCATCTCAAACTGCAATTTGATTTTATAATCTTCCATAGCCTTCCCAAGTTTATATTCGACTATTTTGTTGATAGCATATCTTAGAATAGCTAATAGACCACCCGCATTAACAACGAAATTAAAAATCATTTTTACCCCAGGGAAATCACTTAATTGAGGAAGTAAAATACTCCAATCGGGCATGCTTTTTCTCCTTTAAATCAAACTACTTTTGGGGGTTATTCGGCTATCAGTGCTGTTTTCCCTGCAAAATAAAAAACGCCCGGCAGCCGAAGCCACCGGGCGTTGATATTATTTTATGGGATTATATTTCTCGAAATACTCCCTAATTTTAAACCTAATAGAGTTAACTTTCTTCTCTGTATCCCTTATTCCGTAGCCTTTTTCATGTAATTCTACCATTGCCCAAGAATTAAACAAAGCATGTCTTTCCAAGGGGGAAGATTTTTCAAATCTGCCATTGGCTAACTCAGTTCGATATTTCTGGTAAGTGTTGAAATATACTTTTCTAGTAACCTCAATTCTATCTTCTAAATAAGCAACTATAGTCCGTCTAATATCTTCGGGTATAAAAGGATCCGATTTAACCTTCATGAAAAGTGAGCTTAGGTATTGATCAGATAATGAATCATAAAGAGGCACTAGCGGTAATCGCTCAGATTCTGGAGCTACCTGTTTAGTTTGTTCATAAATAGCATCAATCCATTTGATATTATTATCAAAATTATGAGTCTTATGCCAATACACTTCACTTTCAACATCAAACTCACGAAATAACGCATTTGCGATTTCATCTAATCTAATAATAACTTTTTTTTGGTATTCAAGGTGAACTGTATTTTTTATGTTTTTCTTAGCATAAATAAACGTCCTTATCCCTAAAATCATGGTGCCAACATAAAAGCATATTTGAGTTATTTTCAAAACGTCATCTAGCATATTTTATAACTCCTTGCCATGTTTTAATGATGTTAGTTTCTCTGTTTTCGGACTATCCTCCTTTTTCAAAGGAACAAGTTTCGCCCAAAATAAAAAAGCCCCGAACTTCTGTCCGGGGCAATACATTATTTCATAATCGGAAACTGTATCCCGCCTGTAGCCGTTTTCTGATCACCATACACCCACCAGGACACATTCTTATACAGCGGACCGTTCATCTGTGCTGCAGGGCCATTTATGCCCCAACCAACGCCCAAATTCATTGCAGGCTTAGGAGTGGTAAGGTTAATCCTCATTTCCATCTGTTCAGTTACAACTAATTTTCCATTCTCAAATTTAGTGTTTTCGCTCACATCGGCAGGGACTTCAAAGTCCTTGCCGTTTACTTTTACATATATTTTGCCCTGACGCTTATCAAACTGAACGTCCGTTTTTTCAGTAGTGCCGGTAGCGGAATCGGTTTCTTTTGGGACATATACGATTTCCTTGGTATGGGTGTTCTCTCCCTGGACATATACAACTTGTGTTTCTCCGGGTTTGGATGCTTCCCCGGCAGTATTTACATTAATAACAGGTGTGGTGTTTTGGCTCCTACTGTGCTGCTTCCAGTCCTGGTATTCTCCATAGATAAAAAAGACAAAGGCTACCACCAGGGCAGCCTTCACAATGGTCTTCCAATTCTCTTTCACGAACGTTTTTACTGTCTCCATCATGCTCCCACCTCCACTATATAATCAGTTACGCCTCTGGCAATAGCTGCAGCAAACATCCTCTTGCCTTCTACGCTGGCCAGGATAGCTTCTTCTGTTGGATTACTGATAAAAGCCAGCTCCACTAGCACAGCCGGCGCATCGGTATTAATCAGTACATACAAACCCGCTTCCTTATCAACATCACCGTCAGACCAATCACCGCGAACCGGCAGCGTAGGGAATTCACCAGCCATCTGCGACATAATCAAAGTAGCCAACCGGTCTGCCCGGGTTTGTCCTCTGCTGGTCCATATCTCCATGCCAGTGGCTGCAGCAGATGAAAACGAATTACAATGTATGCTGACGATTAAATTAGCCCCCCAGTTATTAGCCTGGTTACAAATATCTTGTAAGCTATCCGACTGATAACTGATAGCCTCACAGCCTGCCCCATTAAGGTAATTAACCACCAGGGCAGCTACATCAGCTGCTACGTCTGATTCTCGCAGTCCGGACGGACCAACGGCCCCCGGATCAGGATAACCACCGGGAGCATGACCAGGATTTATAAATATTTTCATCACAATACACCTCACTTTGTTTTAAATCTGTCTAACAATACACTCAACCGGCTGCGTAAAAAATCGAGCAAGCCACCGGCCTGCTCGACACCTGCATCTCTTAAATTTTCTAGTACGCTAATCGCTTCCGTAGCTGCTAAGTATACCCACGCAACCTTTAACAATAGCGGCGTTTCCCCAGCTGCAACGAGAAGAAAGTCAGCGTTTACTGCCATTATCGTTAAAATTAAGTAGAGAATTAATTTACCTGCGAATCTGTGTTTCATGGCATCAGAGTTGATCCGGCCAGCATCAAATGCAGATGGGATATTTACAATACAACTTAGTAAATCAGACGATTTGCTGCAGTCCTTCAAATGATTGTAACTAATGGCAATCCACCTGGTAACAAGATCCACGAAGATTAGCCCTGTAAACGCAAGTAATGCGCCACCGTGTACGCTTGTAGCCAGGGCTACAATAACTGCTAAGATAGTTTTGAATAGCCAAGTATCGGCCAGGCTCTGACCAGCTTTTGCAATTGCTTCTAATAAATCTTTATAATCCAACTCTTCCCGCCTCCAATAAAAATAGGCCCCTACTCAGGCCATTCGATAGCTTCTAATTCTTCTGTTATTTCAGCTGCTGTAACCGCTTCCTGTAGCTGCCATCCTTTTTGCTTGCACGCGCCAATATGAAGCGCCATATCTATTACTAGCTGCTGCATTTGCGTGGCATTATGCTGTAATATTACCTTGCTGTCCTGACCTTCCGGTACTGCCCTAATCGGTATTTGTCCCTTATAGATTGGGTGAGTAGCAAAGTCTGCAGTCTGTGCCGCTTGCAGCATTAGCATTATGTTTTGCTGGTCAGCTTCAGTACTATCGTATGTGGCTGTTGTCCCTGTAGCAGCAGAGGTAAATCCGCTCGTTATCGCGGTAGCTGTCCAGGTATCGACTCGCTGTAATTTCGCAGTTTTGGACTCTTCCAAGTTTTTTGCAGGGTTTAAGTGCTGCTGAATTTCTTCTTCCGTTGCTTCCCTCGCTCCTGGTAAAAGGTCCCCGGTGTAAATACCACCATCTGCATTAATATAAAATTTGTCCACAAAATCGCCTCCTAGTATCGAATACGGAAAACGTAACGCCAATTAGCTGGGACAAGTTGTACTGGAGTGCCAGACGCTTTATTAATGGCAAATAGCCCATAGCTACCAGTATTTTGTTGTATGGTTGTGGCTGTTACTACAGGCTTTGGAGCGTATTCGACGGCACTTCCGCACCACTCTACAAAACTTATAGCATAGTCACCCACGCTGTACCCGGCTTCAGCCACCACGCATTTTAGCAATACATCTCCATATGTTTTTAGTGGGGTTATATTCAGCCCGTGGCTAACGATAGTCGGCGTATTTACTACGGGGGTATACTCTCCGCTTACCCATACCTGAGTCCCGTATCCGATATCTGTTTTTCCTATTTTATCATTTAGGGAAGCAGCTAGTGCCGTAATATCCACCACGCCCTGGTTAGTTGTAGCCCCAAATGCCTTGACGCACCATAGCATACTGATGGATTTAGAACGCGTTTCGTCCGCTATTCGAGGTTCCCCAGTACCATTTACAAGGTCTGTACGGATTGTCGTAGCGGATTCAGCCCGGTTATAGAGAATAGCCCCACCACTATCGTTTACGTTTTTATTGTCCGAGTCAACCGGGTTATCGCCTACCTTTGTGCCGCCTGATGCACTACCCTGCTGTACATCATGCCAATGGCCTTGCATAGCGTCTGCTTGCCAGGTTCCCGGTGTTCTGCCCGTATCGCTGCCACGAACAAAGTCCACAATCTTCGGTAGTCTAAAATTCGTACTGCCGTCACCGCTGGAATACGCACCTACAGAAGTTTGTACAGCCGCCTGCGCTTGCCAAGCAGATTCCGTTATCAGCGGGGCGTTTGCCTGTATCCATGCCCATAAATCTGGGTAAGCGGCGCGGGTTACAAGAGCGCCTTGCAGTGCCAGGCTTCCGGGTAAAGGGCTATTAGCCAATAAGGGAAACGTAAAGCCTACTGGCATAGCGGCTGTGTTGGTCGTAGCAATAGAAACATTTCCTGAACCGTCAAAGCTAGTTGACCCTGTTACGTCGCCAGTTAATGATACAATCCTGGCTGTTGTCAGTTTCGCTGCAGTTGTTGCCGTTGCAGAATTACCAGTGCAGATATCTGCCGTGACTGCCGTAACTGGTATCACTATATTTCCGCTGCCATCAAAACTTGTTGCTGTTCCCGTAACCTTGCCGCTTATCGCTATTGTCCTAGCCGTAGCCAGTTTTGTTGCAGTGGCGGCAAGTCCGTTCAAAGCTGCCGTGATCGTATTGGCAATAAAGTTACCGGATGCGTCCCGTTGGACAATTGCATTGGCTGTATTTGCATTGGTTGCACTGTGTGCGCCGCTTGTAGCCGTTATATGTGTGTTAGCGGCTTCCAACGTTGTTGCAGGAGGTGTCCACCAGTTTGTTTTACCCGTAATCCGCTTAATCATATTGCCAACCATGCTAAACAAGTTTGTTATGGTGTTGGCTCCGGCTGCTGCTGTAACGGTATCCGTTATAGTACGATTGCCTATATGAGCATCAGTAACGCTCCCTGCTGGATGATCCAATACGAGTGCACTTTTATGTGCGGTGTCCCGGTCTGCTGCTGCTTTCAGTTCTGCGTCAGTCTTATCAGCATTGGCATTAACAATATCTACATTATAAAAATCATCTTGACCAGGCTTTTCTAAATTATAATTTGTAGTATATGTCTTGGTATCGGCCATTAATTTAACACCTCATTTCTCAATGCAGCTTGCGTAAACTGCTGTAGTTGCCTATGGGTATATACATGTAAAGTTTTATGCTGGTTGTACATTAGGTCAAGGTCAATAATCATATTCAAGGGAACAACCCGCTCCAGCAATTCCCCTACTGTATCAAGATTTTGCTTTGCCACCAGTTCTACTTTCACTATAAGAGTGAAGGTATTATTAAGAAAGTTAATTCTATATCCGTTAGGCCCGCATAAGGTAATAAGCTGTTTTCGCAGATTAGGTCTTGTGTAGGGTATATCTT